AGAAAAATGATAATTCCAAAAGAATTACAATTTACTGCTGAGAGAATCATGAAGTCTCCAATGAGAGTTGGAACTGCTGATAATGACATCAATGCTATCGCTAACATGGGTATGGTACCAGAAGGTTACAGAGTTAATAACTTTTTAACTGACACTGATTCATACTTCTTATTGACTGATATTCCTAATGGACTAAAAATGTTCGTTAGATCACCAATTAAGACAGCGATGGAAGGTGACTTCGATACTGGCAACATGAGATTTAAAGCTAGAGAAAGATACTCTTTTGGATTCTCTGATCCAAGATGTATTTTTGGTAACGGAAACTTACCAACTAGCTAATAAATACTAATCAGTATTAATTAAAAGGGGCGGTGTTTTACATCGCCCCTTTTTTTATGTATAATCAAAATACCTAACAATAAAAAATTATTTGTAGACTGGTTAGGCAGACGGTATAGAGACTACAAATACAACGCTATACAAAGGAGAATATTATGGCAAACACTACATTTACAGGACCAGTCCGATCGGAAAATGGTTTTTTAGGAGTAACTAAAAACTCATCTACTGGTGCCTTTACAACTAACTTTTCTGTAGATTCTACAGGATTTGTTTCAGCAACTGCTAACACAAATGCTACAGCAGGAGCAGGTATATCTGCAACTGGAGTTTATGCAACTTCATTAGAAAAAGTTGGATCAATTATTAAAACAACTATTATGATTGATTTAACAGGTATAACTTCATCTGGAACTACAAATGATATTATCGGAGTCGATAACTCAAGTCCAGCTTATTTTGCTGCACTTACAGCTGCAAATAACGGAACTTTATTTTCTGCTAGATTATTAACTTTAGAAACTCCAGCAACAGGAGATACTGACATCGATATTTACCAAGCAGATGAAGCAACTGGTGTTTACTCGACTGCAATCGGTAGTTTAACAGCATCATCTTTATTAAATTCTGGTGGTGTAGCTGCAGGAGACATTGATATAATTACTTTACCAACTGTTGATAAATATTTATATTTTGTTCAAGCAGGAACTACTACAGGAACATATACTGCAGGTAAATTTTTACTTGAAGTTTACGGTTATTCTGCGTAGTAATAAATAATTAGTGGCTCCTTCGGGAGCCACAAACTTAGGAGTTAAAATGGGTTACAAAAGCGACATACAAGCTACAAGAACTAACGCAGCTGCAGGCGCAACTGCTGTTATTGCTGGTCCTATTAGAGTTCGTGCAATTTCTGTTGCTTCAAGTGGTGGAGGAGATGGTTTTTTAGAACTAACCACGACTTCAAATTCTGGAACAACTTTGCTTGCAGTAGACGTTCCTTCTGGAGACGTTATTAATTTAAACTTACCTGAAGATGGAATTTTATTTCCAGCAGGTGTTTACATTAAAACAAAAACCAATTTGACGGCGTTTACATTATTTACTGATGTATATGATGCACCGAAGCTAACAGGTCAAAATGGCTAGTCTGGGTTGTCAGATAAAAGGGACTAGTAAAATAGTCAAAAAAAGTTTTGGAGGCGTTGCAGCTATAGCTGAAAAAATGGCTACGGCTGTACCTGCCTCTCAATACACTACAGGTGTAAAACCTATAGGAACAGATCAAGCAAAAAAACAAGATCAAAAACAAGAACAGCCAAAACAAATGGCTAAAGGAGGAATGCCTCCTAGAAACAAAAAAAATTTTAGATCTACAAAATCAGGTGCTGGTATGACACAAGCAGGTGTTGCAGCATATAGAAGAATGAATCCAGGATCAAAATTAAAAACAGCCGTAACAGGTAAAGTTAAACCAGGATCTAAATCAGCAAAAAGAAGAAAATCTTTTTGTGCAAGATCAGCGGGTCAAATGAAAATGTTTCCTAAAGCTGCAAAGGATCCTAATTCAAGATTGAGACAAGCGAGAAGAAGATGGAAATGTTAAATAATGGCAACTTATCTCAATGCAAATACTCCGACAATATACTGTCAAATTAGAAAGGAATATCTTTATGACTTTAAAAAACATCATGGAGAAAGTGAAGACGCAGTTATCTTCGGTCTCGCTTCAATACCAGGACGTGCAGTCTTATTTCATGCGATGCTACCGAACGGTGCGGTCTTTTATCGTTTGCCTATCTCAGCTTTTTTCCAAAAACATTTACAAAGAGCCGAGGTGCCCGATATGCCGTTACACACGTTGGAACTGTGGGATTGCTTTAGTTATTATCCTAGTGTCCATCAGTTTGATTTTTTAAACGGAATCAAAGGTAAGTATCTTGGAAAGGATAAAAAATTTTATCATGGATCTTATTTATTTACGATTGATTGGGCTCATCCGGATAACAATATACTCAATACAGAACATTCTGAAATACCTCAAGAACATAAGTGTGGACATGTTTTGGAACTTGATAACGGGAATTTTGCTATTCAGCCTAATAATCGTATTCTTTGGAATGCTTCTAATTATACTGTTAAAGACAATTGGCCAGACTATTCTGTCCAAACTACAGAATGGTCGGTAGAAGATAAAGATTGGGTTACGGAAGATTCTGATAAAATGTTTTACGATATAGAAGAAAAGAAGGAAAAAGAGTATAATCATTGTACAGTTAAAGACGATAACCATGATTGGGGAGGAGAATAATTATGATAGATAGATTTACTTTTTTATTTAAAAACAGACATAAAGAGCAATCTTTACTTGCTAAAGCAAAAGCTTTATTTAGTGCAAGGCATGAAGTAGATATTAATGCCAATGGTACATCAGGATATGTTGTCAAACATGGTCCAAATAAAGGAAAAATATTAGCTCATAAAGTTACTAAATCAACTAATAATTGGTAAGCCATGAAAATAAATGAGAATACCAATATCGGTCTTCCGTTAAGGAATTTAATTGGTTTGATTACAGCTATTGTAGTAGGTGCTTGGTTTGCATTTGGAGTAATAGAACGACTTAATAAATTAGAAACGAAAAATCAATTGTTTGAACAAGATTTATTAGAAGCCTCTAAACAAAAACCTATCGACCAGGAACAGTTTATGTTGATTGAATATCTAACAAAACAAATAGAAAAACACGGTAAATTATTAGAAGAAAATATTCATACGGGAGTTATGTTAAAACAATTTGATAAAGAAATTGAAAGATTAAAAAAAGATGTAGAAAAATTAAAAGATGCGACAAGAGATATCAAGTTTGCAAATGGAAATGGTAAACACTAATGATCGAAATGGTTGTAGCTTTGTGTTTATTTTTAAATGATAAGATGATAGAACATTCGCACAAAGAATCCTTATCGGAGTGTCTAGAAACGAAAAGAAAAATAGAACGACATAATGATAGTGGTAATTCCCATGTTCAATGTTCTGTAGTCAAAGCAAAAGTATATGTGGACAAACACGGCATTAAACGAATAGAAGAGATTAAAGGACACTAATGAAAATAAAACCAAAATACACCATTCCAGTTTTATGGGTTATTGTTATTTTTTGTTTTTTAATGGCAGCAGGTTGTGCCAAAAAAGAAAAATACCCAACTAAATTAGACACTATTGCAAAAGCTTTATCTAAATTAAAAACCCAATAAGGAGGATAATATGAAAAAGAAATGTGCAATCTGTAAAAAAGAGTTTGAAACTGAACAAGAACATCAAACTATTTGCAGCGAGCAGTGTAAACAAGAGGCATTAGCACGGCTTGATGAAGGTAGTGATGAATGCTTATCATGCCAATAAACGCTGGAACTTTTCAAGAATATGACTATAATAATGAGTATGAAGAATGTGAGTGGCGACAATGAAACTATCTGCAAACTTTAATTTATCAGAATTAATTAAATCACAAACAGCGGAAAGAAAGGGAATGTCTAACAATCCTTCTCCGGGTCAAATAGACAATTTAAAAGAACTGTGTATGAACGTATTACAACCTATTCGTTCTAATTTTGATAAACCTGTTATTGTTTCTTCTGGATATAGATCTGCAGAATTATGTATAGCTATTGGAAGCAGTATTGATTCACAGCACACCGAGGGCAAAGCAGCGGACATAGAAGTACCAGGCGTTGATAATAAAGAACTTGCTGAATGGATCAGGCACAATTTAGAGTACGATCAACTTATACTTGAGTTCTATAAATCAGGCGAACCTGATTCAGGTTGGGTACATATATCTTATAATGGTTCTGATAATAGAAAACAAAACTTATTAGCTTATAAAGACGATAATAATAAAACGAGGTATAAACCATGGTAATGGGAAGATCACAAATGGTAAAACAAGTTGAGGGGCAACTTCGTGGCGCAAAAAAGAAAAAAACGAAAAAAATCAAACCCTATCGCAAAAGAACTAAGGTCTAGAAGATATCGTTCTCAAGTGGTACAATCAGATAAGTTGTACAACCGCAAAAAGGGGAGAATTGTCACTCTCAAAGCGGCCGCTATAGAGGAGGATTAATGACAAAATTATGTGCACGTGGCAAAGCTGCTGCAAAGAGAAAATTTGCTGTATATCCATCAGCATATGCAAATGCTTATGCGTCTAAGATATGCGCAGGTAAAATAAAAGATCCTTCTGGTAAAAAACGTAAAGATTGGGGTCCTAAAAAAATGCAAGGCGGAGGATCGGCTAGTTCTTCAGGTATGAGAAGATTAGCTATGGCAGAAAAATTTAAAACAAAAAAAGCAAGAACAGGTGCTATTATAAATTTATTAAAACAAGCGGGGGAAAAAATTTTACGAGGTAAAGGCCCTAAAAAAGGAACTGTGTATCAAGAGTCAAAAGGTACAGCTCAATCAGGTCCTGTTGATAAACAATTAAAATCATCTTCTTTAAGTGGAGATGAAATGAAAGTTGTAGATAAAAAAGCGAGGTTCAGACTTGAACAAGAAGCTGCTAAACCTATACAATCCATTCCCGTAAATACGAGTAAACGAAAATATAAACAAGGAGGATTGAATAAATGGTTCAAAGAAAAATGGGTAGATATATCATCGAAAAAACCTGGTGGTGGTTATCGAGAGTGTGGGAGAAAATCCGCAAGCCAATCAAAACGTGGGTACCCAAAATGTGTACCTGCCGCAAAAGCTGCATCTATGACAAAGGGACAAATACGTTCTGCGGTTGCAAGAAAAAGATCCGTAAGTAATATTGGGCCAAAACCAACAAATGTTAAAACAATTGTAAAAGCATATACTGGAAAAGCCGTTAAACAACCTACAGAAACAAAAAAAGAATTTGAAATGCGCCATGAATATCATACGACATATAAACATTCTAAAGATTACTATAAAGGATTAGTATAATGGCTACTTCAGGAACTACAGCTTTCGACTTAAGTATCGATGAAATAATCGATGAAGCTTATAATAGAGTTGGTGTAAGACCTAATTCAGGAAATGACATGAAAAGAGCTAGAAGAAATTTAAATATTCTTTTTGCTGAATGGGGTAATAGAGGTGTACACATGTGGAAAGTTGCTTTAAATGAAGTTCAGCTAGTTTCTGGTCAGCCTAATTATACAGTTGCATCAAATGTTAGTGATGTATTAGAAGCGTATATTTCTTCAACATCGATTGCTGGTGAAAGTGCTTCTACTCAAGACGTGTCTATCACAAAAATAGATAGATCGGCTTATGCAGCATTACCAAACAAAAAAGCTACAGGACAACCTTCTCAATACTATGTAGATAGACAAACTACACCCATTATTTATTTATATCAGGCACCTGATTTAAATACTTACACATATTTAAAATATTATTCCATTAACAGAATTGAAGATGCAGGTTCTTATACAAACACAGCAGATATTGCTTATCGATTTATACCATGTATGGTAGCAGGACTCGCTTATTACATTTCAATGTTTTATGATCCACAAAGAACTCAAATGTTAAAGTTGGTTTATGAAGATGAGCTTAAAAGAGCTCTGGATCAAGACGGTGGAAGAACTTCATTATATATTTCACCACAAACTTATTTTGGAGACGGTGTATAATGGCTGGATGGGCAACAGGTAAATATTCAAAAGCAATATCTGATCGATCGGGTATGGAGTTTCCCTATGATGAAATGGTTAAAGAGTGGAATGGTTCCCTGGTCCATGTTTCGGAATTCGAGCCAAAACATCCACAGATCAGAAGAAAAAAAGTTACTGCAGATAGAATAGCTTTACAGAATCCGAGAAACCAGGATTACCAAGAACCGACCACGGTCAACGGAACATTAGCAAGTACCGGTGGTAACGGACAAGCATTAATTGATTTAACTTTACCAGGAGCTTTTG